ATATCGATTGGACGTGCTCCGCCCAACCCTGTGGCGCTGCGATGCCCGGCGGGCCAATTCCGCGCTGTCCAAGAATCACACGCTCGCCTTCGTGCCGAAAAGGATCCATTTTGACTTTCCAGCCGTCCCAGCGATCCGATCCGCCTGCATTAAATTCGCCTGCGCCGCAATGATGGCCTATCGAAAGCGCAAACCATTCCTCGCCGCGCCAGTGCTTGCCTAGCCAGCCGTTTTCGGTGACTAGGACGCGCGCGCCTGCTTTCTCGAATCGATCAGCTTCTAGCGCAAAATGCCCGTACCTGTTCCATATAACAAGAACATCGTCCGGCTGCGGACGATAAATGGCACCAACGATCTCGAACCCGGCAGCTTCGAGCCCTAGCAAATAGCATTCGCGCCGGTAGTGAATCGCTTCTCTGACCAGACAAAGCGCGCGCACAGGCCTACGATTCCCAGGTGGACTCTGGCGGCGGCTTATCGATCAGCTTTCCATCCTTGCCGTCGCGCCCATCCTTGCCGTCGCGCCCATCCTTGCCGTCGCGCCCGCGCTTAGTCGAAAGGCGCCAGCCGTCGCCTTCGCCGGGCCGAACCGACGGCCCATCTTTTTGCGCAATCCAAGTTGAGCCGCCGAATGTCACGCTATCGCCGATGCGATATGGCTCACCAGCCTTGAACACACCTTTATCCAAAACGACAGGAAACGCAAATTTAGCCTCTGCCGCTTCGCCGCTCGTTCGAAGCGTCTTAACAGTAAATGATCGCTCGTCGTCTTGCGATACAATTACGTCGTCAATTCCATTGACGAGAACATCCCATCCGGACAACTCAATCGCGCCGTCAGTGATCTGGTCCGTCTTTCGAATTGAGTGAATTACGCCGCCTCGATATTGCGCATATGTGCCGCGTGGGTACGATTTTTCAGAATCGATCGCCGGGAGAATCACGATCTCTAGAGCATCCTTCCCGTCGCGACCATCACGGCCGTCTTTTCCTTCGACGCCCTTTTCGCCAGGCTTGCCATCCTCGCCGTCTTTAGGCCGCGGGATCGCTGCCACAAGCTCTTCCAGCATCGCGCGAACAACAGACATGTCGATTGATTGACCGTCCTTGCCATCTCGACCATCCTTGGGCGCGGGGATCTCGGCGACCGCCTCAGCGACCATTGATCGCAACAATTCTGGGTCGACTGGATCAGCATCCTTGCCGTCTTTAGGACGTGGAATTTCGGCGACTGCCGACTCGACCATGCGCAAAACTTCTTCGGCAGGAAACGGGTCGCCGTCCTTGCCGTCTTTAGGCACGGGAATTTCGATGAGAGAGACGGCTTCGCTGACCATCCCACGAATAATTTCTGGGTCGATCGGCTCGGCGTCGCGCCCATCAACGCCATCGCGTCCATCTACGCCATCCTTAGGCGTAGGAATGTCGAAGACAGCGGCATTGACCATCCCACGGATGATCTCTGGGTCGATCGGCTCGGCATCCTTGCCGTCGCGCACCTCAATTCGCGCGACTTGCTCAGCGACGAGTTCGCGAAGCACCTCGACGTCCACCGGATCAGCATCGCGCCCATCCTTGGGCGTCGGGATTTGCGCAATGAATTCTGCAACGTCCGCTTTGGTTTCCTTAACTGCCGCGGCCAATGTGTCGCGAATCTCGGCCGCGTTGGGGAGCTTTGCCAACTCGATCGTTTGCGAAAATGCCTTCGAAACCGCCGCCGCGACTACATCGGCATCGAGCCCGCGCGCTGGCGGGAGCAGTCGAATCACCTCGTCGGCAATTGCCTGAACGCTCGGCGGCGGCGCTGCCTTCGGGGCGGGAAGTGATCCTATCCGCTGCCATTGCATTTGTGCTTTTCCTTATTCCACACAGCGAAACATCTCGCCGGTTAGCGCATCGATGTACACGTCGCCGTACTTGCCTTGATTAAGCGGCGGGCCATCGCCGACAATGATGCCGGCGCCTCGATCACCTTTTAGCGACTCTAGCCATTCGGCGGCAGAGCCCTTGAATCCGTTATCGATGGCAATGTCCAGAGCGCTCATGCCGCGCGGGCCTTGGATGCTTTCGCCATTCTCGCCATCTTTGCCATCTTCTCCGTCTTTGCCATTTGCGCCGAAGTCAGGTTCCGCCAACCTACGCTCGACCTTGTTCAATCTATCGGACAGCGGATGGACGACGCTGCGAACTGCCGATACCACTTGCTCGGCAAGCTCCTTAATCTCTTTGTTCATCGCCGCCCTCTGCAAATTCGATCAAATTGACGCCATCCTTGATCAGCGTCAAGAATTCTCTGAACTCGACTTCGATCGCCTTATTCGGATCTTCTAGCTTAGGCGGATCAACAGGTTTCGGCGACTCAGGCGCGGCAGGCTTAGCGGTGGCGAATGGGTCCGGGCCTGCATCTCGTTTCGCCAATGCCGCGAGGGAGTAGTTTTGCTGCTGAAGGTACGGCGAACCGCCTCCTGGCACGGGCGGCATGTTCTCTTTCTTGCGGGCTTCGTCCGGAGAATAGACGCCAGCATGAACCATCTTGTCGTTCAGCTCCGCACGCGCGAGCGGGTCCATCCGCATCATAGCGTCGATATCGAATTCCGATCGCAAGCCAGTCGGCAGCTCTAGCCCGTCGTCCAAGCTCAACTCCATGCTCTCGATGATCGATTGGAGCGTTTGCGTGTAATAGCTTTCCTTCATTGCGCCGACGTTGGCGACGGCTGGCATATTGCCAGCGCCGATCATATGAAGCGGAACAGAGAACGCGCGGGCAACGTCTTCCACTGTCCATTTCAGCTGCTCGATCAACTGAGATTCTTGAGCAGGAATCGTCATCGCTTCGTACTTCAAGCCGCTGCCGCCGACGAAAAGTCGCCCGATGTTGCCTGCTGAAAACCCTTGTTCAAATTCGACTTTTAGGCGTGCGGCAACTTCGTCATCGATCCTTCCGGGCGCGGTAAGAATGCCGCTGGGCCGCGACATATTCTGGAAAAAGCGCGCGGAATTATTTTGAATGCGGTTGGCTTGCGTCGCTGAAAGTCCTGCTGCCAGTAGCGGCGAAACGCCGATCAGCGGGTGCCAAAGCGTCATCATCCGATCATGAATGATCTCTGACGCAGGAACGGTGAAGCCGCTCGGAATATTCGCGAGCAAGTCGCGATTAATCTGATAATACACGGCGCCATCGTCAGTGACCACCGGCAAAACTAACTTAGGATCTAGAACATGAAGCCTAATTGGTATGCCGCGGCCGTCGCGCTCTTTCAGCAAGTACGCATTGCCGGCCAACAACAACGATGCAACCCAAGATCGAACGAAGTGGATTCGCGTCTGATAGGAATTCGGCTTACGCAGCACTTGCGAATACGGCGATTCTGGCGCTACAGTCCATATACCATTCGAATCGACTCGGCGAATTTCGAATGGCAACTTGGCGATGTCGTTCGTAATTCGTGACACGCACGCAAACACGCCGCCGTTAGCAAGCAGCGAACGCGGCGCATCAATTTCGACGTTCTTCTGCCAAGCTCCAGCGAATGATTCTCGAATGGTGCCGAAGAATCCAGACGTCGTGAGGGCAGAAACCGCGGCCTTGGTGCGAGCGCGCGAAATCTCGAACCCTAGCAGTTGCATGTTATTCCGTCGCCGGATCGGGCGTCGGCGCCACTTCTGTTGCACTTCCCTCAACTGTTGGCGCCACCTCTGTCGAACTTGCCTCGACTGTCGGCTCAGGCGCTGCTGTCATTCTGCGAGTGGCATAAGGCACATTTGCAGGCCTGCCGCGCGGCTTTTTCTCTGGCTGCGGTTCTTTCTCCACCGCATCAGCCATCTTGTGCGACAGATAGTAATTAGCATCGACCTCTGAGCAATCGAACTCATCGCCCTCTTCGACCACGGACCGGCCGTGCCGCAGCTTCCGGTTAGCGCGCATCTTTTGCATTTGTTGCTCTTCCCTTTTATGTGGAGTGGCGCGCGACCCCAATTAAGTGGCCGCGCGCCTTGCTTCACCTGCTGATAGCCCGGGAGGGACGGATTACCAGTTGGCGTTGCCGAGAACCTGAACAGCCGCGTCACGACGGCGCATCCAGTTAATCATGCGCTCAGCCCGCAGCGCAGCCATGTTGTTCTGCCACAAGCTGACGAGGGACTGCGCACCAGACGAAGGTGCATCGTCCATCTGCAACGAGGCTTCTTGGCTCATGTCGATCGAGATGTCACCGTCGTCCGCAAGCAGAACTTCGTTCGGATCCATCAAGACGATCAGCTGCTCGGTCGGGCTTCCGGCCGCGGCAATCGCGGTGGAAGTCAGCACGGGCCGTCCGAAGAACGTGCCGCCGTCTGGAGTCACAGTCGGGAACGCGAAGCGATCTTGCGTATCGCGCTTCATGGCCAGACTCAGTGCAGTCACGGGACTCATAAACCAAACGGCGCGCGAAAGGCTCAGGTTGCCCGCAATGAAGGCTCCCATGAGATTTTCAACGTCGTTCGTGATCGCAGCGATCGTCGATCCAGTCGAAGCGATCGGAACGATGCCGTTCGTGATCGAGGCTGGCGAAGAGCTGGTGGCCGAGTACTGCGGATCGATAAACCGCTTGTCGAGGAAGGCCGTGATGCCGTCGATCATGTCCTGACGAACCACTGCTTCAGCCGACGGATCAGAGAAGCGCATCAGTTCCATGGTCATCACCACGATCACGGCCGCCTTGAAGTTGTCCAAGGTGATCGCATCGAAGGTGAGTTTGTTCACAGGCTTCGGCAGGCCCTCGCCGACGAACGCGCCGGTCACGCCGGCAGTTTGCCGCTGAATGCGAACCTTAAACGGAACCCGACGCAACCCGCCCGGAATCCGACCGATGAGGGTCGCTGGGCGAAGCAGATCGATGAATTCCGACGCCATGGTCGTGTACTCGACCAGCGGCGCGGCCCAAGTCGAATCCGAGGTCGTGCCGGCCGCGACTGCCGACTTCAGCGAGGTGTGGACTCGATGCGAGTCTTTCCAGCGCGAGGCCGCGATCTGCTCGGCTTGCATCAGGTTGCCTTTCGCTTGCATGATGGCCATAGCGAAGCGAACGAAATCGGCACCTTTCTCGACGTTTTGCTCGACGCGAATGTACGGCTGCGAGCCGCTGCGGGCCTGGGTGCCAGCGGCCGGATCTTCACCAGCCTCTTTCACGACAGGCTTCGCTTTCGACAGCTGCAGCTTCTCGACTGTGCGCAGACGCACGAGGTCGTCGTCAGCCGCTTTCACTTCGTCGACCAGAGTGTCGAACTCTTCGCTTTCCGATTCATCAGTGGAGCGACCCTCGTCGATCGACTTTTGCATGATCGCTTCCATGCGGGCTTGATTTGCGGCACGCGCTGCTTCCAGCGCGGTAATTTGCTCTTGGATGTTCATTTCTTTGCCCTTCTTGTGGGTTACTGAGAAACCGCTTTTTGCGGCAGGTTGCTTCGGCTTTCCCACATCGCTGGGAGGTGATTTAGCCTTCTCTTCGGGCGGAAGGCGCTCTAAAGAGCCATTCGCGGCCAGCGCTTCCTCGTCGAGAGACTTAATCATAGAAATGGTCGTATCGGCATTCGCCGGCACGGTTACTGCGGAAACTTCGAACAGTTCCCATGACAGGAATCGATACCCGTGCGAGCCTTCGATTCTGGAATGCTCCAGCGGACGAAAGCCGATGGACAGCCCCTGCACGAGACCGGCCTTAATCGATTGCCA